TCATTGTCTTGTTTCTTGAAACTTCGGCAGCTTGTTGCCTAGACTTTACAACTGCTAATTTAAATCCATTTTGGATTGCTTTTTCTTCCGCTATGTTAGTGGCGAGCAAAGTCTTTTTCATTTGCTCTCCGGATTTTACCACACCATATTGAGATGATTTCAATCTTTCATTTGCTGTCGCTACTTGTATTCCGGCTTTAGCAGTGTTCGCCCTAGTCTTAGCTAAATTACTTTCTGTAATGCTTGAAGCATTCATTTTCATTTGCAAATCTATTTCTGACATTTTTAGCTTGTGGTTAGACATGGCTAAATTGTCATTAGAAATTGCAAGCCTGTTTTTTAGCAATTGGGACTGGATTTCTTTATCTGTTAAATCTGAAGTGACTCTTGCCGTAGCAACTAAAGTCCCACGCAATTTTATTTGAGAAGCGGCTTGTGCATTATTTGCAGCAGCATCGGCAAGACCCGCCTCTGCCATCTTTTGTTCTTGCAATCTCAAAGCGTTTAATTTTTGAGTGTATCCAACTGTTGATACTTTTGTTCTTATTTGAGCTTGGGCTAACCTTTCAGTTTCTATTTTTAAGCGAATAGTTTCTGCTCTTGTTCTTTTCATCTGTTGTTCAACAGAACCCAAGCCCAAGCCGGTAATTCCGGTAAAATCAAGACCTTTCCACGCTTCTTTGAATGCGGCAAGACCTGGTGCGGCAGCAGCAGCACTTTTGCCAATTGCTGCTAACTTTGGCGCAATCTTCGTTCCTATTCGGTCGCGAATAGCAATCGAAACTTCTACGTTATTTGCCATTACAATATGTCCACAAATTCAAGTTGCGTATGAATTGATCTAATCATTCTTTCGACTGGCTTGCTTACCAAATCTGGCGTTCTCTCAGGAATAATGTAATCAACTACATAATCTTGACTGTTCATTATGTAAATTACCTGACCTGGCTTAGAAGTTGATATTTGAAATTGTGCAAATTTTAAAGCAGCGTCTTTTGACTGTTTGCCTGTACTGCCTTGCTTACCCTTATAAAACGGTTCTCTGTCCCAAGCACTTTCTGTATTTACGCTTACCTGCCAGTTTGACGCTGCTCTGGAAGTGTCAACGATAGTTCTAAATATTGCAGTCTCTGCACCAATAGCAGCGGAATTTTGTTTTATTGTATTTACTGTTTTAGGAAGTTTTTTTGAAAGTCGAGTTGCTTCAGAAGCAAGCCTTTCCAAACTTTTTAGTCCAGTTATTTCAATCATTACTTCATTTTCTTTTTGTTTTCTGCTGCAACATGCTCAAGAAAAGTGTTGTCCATTGCTCTCATAAAAAATAACAAATCGTTTTCTTCTTCTTGATCAAAATTGTAGTAGTTAGCAAAATTTAAAATTGCCATTGTTGGGATCGGACCCATTTCATGAAGTCGATCCGATGTCAATTTAAAAAATATGTCAATGTAAAAAACGAGTCCGTCATTTAATTCAGGACTCGCTAGTGCTTTATTATCAGTCAAACCTGCTCTTTTTAACTGTCGCTGGAGGGTGGAGGCATTTGAGCCTCCGAACTCCAACTGGTATTTGAGGAAGGCACAGAGTTTTTTGCTGCGTCTTCCTCATCTTTTTCTGAGGGCATTCCAAAATTATTAGGGTCGCTTGCTTCGGTCGAAATAAACTCATAAAGGTCTGGAAAACTTTCCATTAAGTTAAAAGCATTTTCTTCGTTAAAAGGAATTAACTGACCTTCGTCGTTGTAAGCATTTTTCCAATCAACCAGAATTACTCTGCAAAATGCTTTCATTGCAATTCGAGTTTGCACATCGTAAGAAAGTTCACCTGATTGCCTACGATAAGGCTTAGTTAGCTTTGTTACGCATTTTGCATAATCAGGATTTGATGCAATTTTCAGATAACGAACTTTTAACTGAAATGCTTCATCTCCATCAAATTCATCGCAATTGACCCATACTCCGTCATCAACTTTTGATTTATCCCGACCCCACTTCGCTGCAATACTTTTCTTAGACATAACTTCCTCTTTGGATGATTAAAAAAACGGATGATTTAGCCTCGACGGTTAACTATCCATCGAGACTGTTGGTAGGTAAGCGAACCAAGTTGACAACAATGTGTAACCCGCTTCGTTTTCTGCTGCCATTGTTTCCAGTGGCAACATGATCGCAGCGTCTTTTTCAACTTCAAGTCTTCCACCACCAAGACTTAGCAATGGAATGTCAAAGACAAATCCAGCATTGTCCAAGGCAGCAATGATGTTGAATCCGACATCTGCATTTGCTCGAACTGCTTCGACAGCAGCAACTGTAGCAAAGTAAACATTCAATGTTCCAGAAACTTCAAAGTCTCCGACATTCAAATCCATTGAACCTAAAGTTCCAATTGCCTTCAAACCATCGACGTTGTTGTTGATGGTCAATTCACCGTCCATGACAAACGCAAAGAGCGAGTCTGGAGTGATTTGATCGTCATCGTGAACATACAATCGAGTTTGGTAAATGTGGCTTGTGGTGTTAAACGCACTCTCCACAGGCATCGTTACTCTTGTGCCATCCTTGATTCCGGTAGAACCGTTTCTGGTTTCAGTATCAAGTCCGACAAAACTAACATCTGCGTTGAGTTTTTCAACACTTGGAATGTTTAGTTTAAACTCGTTTGCAACTGCGCCGATAAGGTACTGTGACTGGGTTCCAAAAGCATCTTGACCAAGCTGTCGCTCAACTTGGTAGCTTTGGCATTTGATCAGAGTCGGGTCTTTCTCGTTGCGAATGACCGAACCAAGATAAACCTGCAACTGTCTACCAGTACCTGCATCAATCTGTGGAGTTGCCCAAGAGCATTGCTCAAGAGTCAAAGTCGAACCGTCTGATGCAACAGCAGCAACTCTTGCAAAACCTGGTGCATTGCTTAAAAGCCTGTTGATAATTGCATCGCCACCGACATGAATCCATTCACCGACTTGAACTTCAAGATCAACAAATTTATTTGCAGCACTTGTCATGATGAACTTGCCTCCACTTATTGCGGCACTCACATCAGACGCTGGAAACTCGTAACCCACAATCTCTAGCTTTGATCCCGCAGGTGCAGTTTCAGTTGTGAAACTTGCTGCTGCACAGGTCAATGCTCCAGATGCTTTTGCAGTAACTTCAAAAACGCCGTTGTTGATTGCGTTTGCAAAACCCGAAAGTTTGACAAGACTTCCAACTTTAAACTTTGCTTCGTCACCAGGATCAATGTCAATTACATTGGTGGTTGCAGTAACGCCATCTAAAACAACCGAATCTGCCGCTGACTTGATTGAGCTACTTGTAGCTCGCTCATGGGCTTTAGCAAAAAAGAAACCTTGCATAAGTCGTTGAAGGTTTGTTTGGGTAATGTCCGTGTTAAAACCACCATCGGCAGTAACATCGGTAACAACACCTTTCTTCTGTTGACGAGAAGCGTTGATCGGTGATCGAGCAACTGTTTCAATTTCCGATCCCAAAGAATCGTAACTGTTTGGCTCAAGCTCGTACCATTTCGCAACTCCAGTACCAACAGTTGTAATTGTCAGAACTCTGGATGCAGGACCGCTGAAATTTGAGTCAATGTCAAATTCAACTGTAAAGGTATCGCCATCTGCAACTGACGGGATGTAGGCAACTGCAATTAAGTCCGTGTCAGTTGTCTCGCCAGCACCTGCCCATTGAGCAACGTCAGTACCCGTAGGATCAGAACCGACAAATGTTCCTGGAGAGTTGATTGACACAAGTTCGCCAACCACTCCAGTTACACTTCCGGCTTGTGTAATTCTTGCAACTGCTGCTGTTTCGCCAGCATCAATTGTTCCAGTAATTGTAATTCGACTTGTAACGTCATCCCAAGCAATTGAAATTGCACTGAACTGACCACTGGTAATAGTTGTACCACCTGGAGCGTCATCGACACCGACAGTTCCGTCAGGAAGAATTTTCAAAGCGACTTCTTCAGCATAAGCCAAGCCTGTCACGTTACTACTTAAACTGTTTTCACCGCATCCCATATCTTTACCCTTAGATTAATTCATCGTATTGATAGTCCACAAAAACGTCCGTCCTAAAAAACTTTTCCTCTGGTGGCATGTCTGCAAAATAAGCATTTTCATACCAAACAGGATTGTTTACTAAATTTCTAGGACGAAAAATGTCGCGGGCAATCACTGAAAGCCTACGATGATCTCCCGCAAAAGCCGCTTTTGCGAAAAATATCTGGATGATTATAAAACCAACGGTTGTATACCTTGCCTTTCTGCAACCAGTAGTCCCGGTCCGAAAAGCTGATTCACTACTATTAATTTGTTGATCACTAAATCTTACACAATGTTTTGAATGGTCAAGCGGAAAATCCGTTTCTACATTATGCCAATAAATTTGCGGCACATAAGACTGCCCGGTTCCCGCCTGCTTTAAAACAACAGGAGTCTTTCTCGCTCCGCTAGTATCGCGTATATCAACAGGCTCTCCGTTTGTGATCCAATCTATCCATTCGCTGTAAAAACGCGATCTCATTGAATCTGAGGCACTCTCGTAAGTTGCCGGTTCGCTCATTACGACCCCATTTCAAATTTATACAACAAATCAATACCACCAGGATTCAACGGAGATATGTTGTCAATTGTAAGCAATTGACCACTTCTTACCACAACATCTTTTGCTTTTGGTATAACTCCCGGTATTACTGCCATATATCCGTTAATTTGACCGCTAATGACTTCAGTGTCCTTCAAATACCTTATTTCTTGATGACCATCCATTCCATCAGGAATAAATACAATTTTGACTGTGTGATCAACTCCGTCAACTTCAGCAGGCATCCAGGGTTTATTGGCATCAGGCAATGCTTCGGAATCCATTACTCGAAGAATGGCGGTTTCCCCATAATTGGCGATCAGCCTTTTCACAGTGCTTTGCAATCTTGAATAGAATTTCATCTCAAACCCTAATCGTATTCAAGAAATAGCCATTCGCCCCATCGTTAAACAGGGAAGCCAACAAAACCTCAACTGCTGCAAAAGTTACACCTCTATATTTGCTACCTGACGACTTTTCTTCCGAATACTTAACTGTAATTGGGCCTACCGTTTCCTGTGTCACCTGACCCCCAACTGAAGCGTCAGGCATAGGAAATAAAACAGTCCCTGCGTGTTGCTCAATGCAAAGTTGCGCCTGAGCCTGCTTTAAAACTTCCGGTATTGAATCTTTGCCAACGGTAACAACTTTATCAATCACTAAATCAGTTCTTGGGAACTGCAATGATTGAGTTGTATTTGTTTTGTAACCGCCGTACTC